AAATCAGCCCTAATAATAGGGAGGATAAATCATGGGTAAAAGAGGACCAAAACCGCCGCAGCCGAAAACCGGATCACGCTCAAAACATTTGTGATTCAGGCCCTTAAAAATCAACTCAAAAAGAAAGGAGGTCTTTGATGTCAATCCTTCACCTCACATTACATCGCCAGTGGTTTGACGCCATAGCATCAGGCGTCAAAAAAATCGAATACCGGGAAATCAAGCCCTATTGGGAGAAGCGGCTTGAGGGAAAATCCTTCTCGGAAGTACATTTCCGAAATGGTTATTCCTTCACCCGCCCTTTTATGCGGGTCGAATGCATCGGTATCTCTAAGAATGGACGCTATCAAATCCATTTAGGTAAAGTCCTCGAAATTTCCTACCCCAATCTTACAGGTTGAGCATTCCATAATCCTTGCGCCTCTTCCGCCGGATACCCAGGCCCCACATATTCGGCGGAGAGGACTGGCCTATAAATCCGCTTGTTGACCGTTGCTACCCTGTGCTTTCGCCGGTTTTCAATACCTCTTCCCATTGCCGTCTTAGTCCCAGCCTTTGGCTGATTCACAACACGCCAATTCTTGTCGCTTACAACATGCCTCTTTTCCGCAGGATGGCTCGATCTGATATAAAATCTTTTTCCAGCACCCCTGCACAACATCCCTGAAAACTGTGACATTGTGCTACCAATACCAACCCCTTGAAAATCCGGCAAACAAACCAACCTATGACCCCTATAAGCATTTTTAACATGCACATGAGGAAAGGCCATAAACCCCGCAAAAGCAACTGGCCTATTGTCCCATAAAGCCATATAGCATCTTGCCGCCCTGTGGATATTCCCCGTTAAATAATGAGTGTCTTTAAAATAGTTCCATGCGGAATAGTGAACTCGTAAAATATCAAGTTTGATTTCTGGCCTTTGTTGAAGAAACCTCCATTCAAATGAATTTCCAACGGGACAATAAACCCAATCAGGCTGCAACCACTCTTCAACGTCATAATGACAAGTCACCGCTATAAATCTCTGGCCCCGCTTCCTGATTGTCTTTGCAACCGCAGCGCTCCCTATTTGAGCAACCGTCCTGTCAACAACACTCGTGAACTCATCCACAACAGACAGGTCCTTTTCTTCAGCAAGCACCCTTGCCATATTTACTCTAAACCGTTCCCCATTGGATAAAACATGAAAAGGCTTTAACCATGCCGGAGGAGAAGAAAACCCAACACTTGACAACAATCCTGTAATATCCTTAATTCCCATATCAGATGGAAACGCATCAATTACGCTTTGGCCTTCAGACCATTCAAAATCCTCAACAATGCTTTCCTTGAACATTTCAGACGCAATGACAGATTTCCCGCACCCAGATGGCCCTACAATTAAACCAATATGCCAATCCTTTTCTTGTAATGGCAACTCAACATCTCAGGTTCTAACCTCTTTTGATTTCTCAGGGACATCAAATAACCCTTCAGCCTGCATCACCCTGGCAGTCCGTTTTATATCGCACTGCCTCATGATACTAACGCACGGCATTTATAACCCTCATTCGATAATTGCTCTAAAAGTTTGCTTTGGGTTGCTTCATCTAAATCAGTAACAACAATTTCATAGGATTCTTGCATATTAAAAAAATTAGCATCCCCTGCCTGATCACTGCTAAGTATTCCCTCTAAATCAAACCCCAACACATCCAGATCAAAGTCAAGATCCTTCAATCCATCAAGCTCCAAACCCAACACATCCATGTCCCACCCGCTCGACATTGTTAGCTGGTTTTCTGCTAATCTAAGAGCTTTCACCTGCGCCGGGGTCAGATTGTCTATATGACAGCATGGGATGGTATCTAAACGTAGCACCTGGGCCGCCTCAATGCGCCCATGACCCGCTATAACACCATTGTCCTTGTCCAGCAATACAGGAACCACAAAACCAAACTCTTTGATGCTTCCCGCTATCTTCTGGATCTGCTCTTTCGGGTGGGTCTTTGCATTATTCGGGTATGGTATCAAATCCGATGTCGGAAGATACTCTATTTGTAAATCCTGTTTAGGTTTTAATTTTGTCACTGTTGCGGCCATATTCTATTCCAGCTATGTAGTTATGCTATATCCGGGGTTTTGAAGCATCTATATTCTTTTTTAGTAATCCAACGCCTCCATCAAACCTACGTCCAGGTTGTCCCACATAAACCCCCGATCCTCTCGACCGTACCGGTCCAGATATCTCTTGTCGATATAGTACCCCGCGTCAAATGGCTTGTTTATCATGTAACCCTCGACCTCTTTATCCCCCATACGTCGCATCCGGTTTTCAGGGGTCTTAAATTCAGGCTTCACGGTCAATCCAAACTCTTTAGATAATTCTGATACCACTCGTTCAGGATCTTCCAAGACATACTCATATTTTAAAACAAGAGCATCTTCCCCCGAGGCGTTTAGGTAGTTTCCTGTCATGGTGTTCCAATAATCTACCGGGTTCTCAAACGTCAATATCTGATCCCCGTCACCTATTGCCATACGTCCCCGGAGGAAATCCCCCCACCGTTTACTGTGCTGCATTGTAGGGCCGGAATAGTTGAATAGCGATACCATCAAAGCAAAAGGATCCTTAACCAAATACAGCACCGGGATATCAAGGATCTCCGGTAGGCCGTGCTTCCAACCCCCCACAGTAGAAAAGATCACTTTAGCATCCGTGTTCCACTCAAAGAGTGCCCTGATATAATTTGTCCCGGATCTGAGGAGGCCGTATGTTTTTATGGTCGGCATAGATTCTATTAAAAAATCCTTCCACTTAAAAAGACACCATCTGCCCCCGCTGACAAGCGGGTATGTTATTTACTAAATCTTAGTTCCTATCTGTTCTTAGTTATTAAATGTCTATTCTTAATTAGTGGGTCAGAGTGACCCTTTGGGCAAAAGGTCTGTCTGACCCATAGCATAAGGTCAGCCTGACCCTCTGCCTATCTTAAAATACGATATGCTGTTATATGCTTCTCGCTTTTCTTCTTGGTTTGGGGATCTTGCCAGTGCATTTGCCATGTCTGGATTAAGCCCGCATCAACCAGTTTTTTCTTGCGTCTTTTGATTGTGCTCTCACTTAATCCTGTATCCTTTACAAGTTCTTGGTTGGACCGAAAAAAGAAATCCTCTTTAGCCCCTGTGAATCTATGTTCGAGTTCTGAAAGAACCGCATAAAACCATTTCGCCTGGTAATCAAGGTCCTTATACCTGCCATTAAAAATTTCCCTATTGAGCTGAAGAAAATTAGCATTATTGTGTTTTCCCACGGCTTCCCCTCCTGTAAGGGTACTTGCCAGGCCAGGGGGGTTACAGGCCCCCCCTGCTTACGGTAGCTAACACCTGGCTTATGTCTCTCAACCTTGTCCATATCCGTCTCCCGTTTTGTTTAAGTCTGGGTGTATTTCCGCCACCAGCTGGGGGCTCTAATACACCCAGTGAACTTAGTTTAGCTTAATCTTGCTTCCAGCTGGGTGCATTTCCGCTACCAGCTGGGGCCTATATCTATATCTATTATACAACAAATATCTACTCTCTCTCACAATCCTCAATTTGACTAAGTATTTCAATATATAGCTTAAGAGTAGACATAATGTCTATTATAAGACCCTGCAATGATTTCAACTACTTACAAGCGTGATTTTTCCAATATTTATTAAACCGTAGATTTTCATTTATAATATTATTTTGATATTTATTTAAAATTAGTTAGAGTAAGTTCACAAAATGCCTGTTTCCCAGTATCTATAATCTAACTTAATTAAGCTATAAATATCTCACCGCTTTGTTGTATCAATGGAGCCGCCCCATACCGAACAGCATCGAAGATATGATCTGACCCTTCCCTAAGCTGGGGTAGGACATCCCCGGTCAATCTATCCACCTTGTAAGACCAATTACGAGCCTCTTCAATGGCATGAGTACACCTATTATGTATAATGATGCTCTCGCATCCTCTAAGCCACGTCACGCCGTCCTCAACGCTCCCAGACCACTTAGATGCACCCTCCATCCTAAAGCCAGCCCTGTTCATGTGGCTAATAGTCTCGGGTCTTGCACAGTCCGCTCGGATTAGATAACCACGACATCCAGGAACTTTGTCGAACATAGCAGGGGTATCTAACAGGTCCACTCCAACACCGTATGCCTCGTAATCTATCATCAGGCGTTTGCCCCCATGTTCACCTGGGGCCAACCAAAACCTGACAAGAGTTGTTGGATCATTCGCAAACCCCCAATCCGCCCCATAATATGGTCCATCCCATGTTTCAGGGTCCGGCTTAAATACATCCACATACCACTTACCATGAAGGACCTGCGCGTCAGAATGTGCCCTGCACTCCCCATCCCAAACATGGGCAGCCCGTTCAGGGTCAACCCGCCAGAGATAATCCTTTTCTTTTTTGAGTTCTTCAGGGAACCACGGGTTATCCCGCCATGTTGTTTTCTTGACAATAGAGTTAGGAGGTGGATCCGCAACGAATCTTTTATATGTCGGGTCTGTTTCCTGATCTGGATTAAACGTAATCCATATCTGGGAACCAGCTTTTCGGATAGTAGGGATAAGGACTTCCCAGGAATCTTCGGAGACCTTCTCGGCCTCTTCAACCCAGGCGATATCAATCCCCTCCATAGACTTGACTTTTGTGATATTGTGACGGAGGCCCTCAAAAACAAACGTTGTACCTTCAGGCCCCAGGATAGCGGATCTTTGCACCGTGTACTCTTTGAGTTTGAGGATTTCAATCTGGTCTGATAGGAGCCTATGAACGGAATCTTGGATGGATCTTTGAAATTCACGTGCGCAGAGAATGCGGAGTGGTTGTTGTATCCCGGCTGTAAGGAGCGCTCTGGCTGCTGCCCATGATCTACCTCCACCACGTCCGCCATAATATACTTTATACCTCTTAGAGTTATCGAATAATCCCTTAAAAGCTGATGGGATGTCAATCCGTGTCTTTTGCATCAATAAAGCGTACGTCTATTTTATGGGGTCCACCACCTGGTCCTGATATCTCTTGTTTGTCGGCTTGGTTGAGATAGTTTTTCCCGAGCCATACAAGCAATGTTCTGTCACCCTTCATGGCAACCTGCATCTGTTTTCTGCGGAGTGCTATTTTCCCTTTTCCTCGCTTTTTTGCGAATATCTCCATGAAAGTTTTGTTATATTTTCTT